AGAATCTAAACTACTCGGCTGACAGGCTTCATGTTGTCTGGCCTTCACGCTTTCCTACGGTTGAATCGGCTAAACCCTACGACAGGAACCCTCAGAAGATTGCCAACAGAGTATACGGTGGCAGGATGGGCAACGGCACAGAAGAGACTGGCGAGGGTTATAAATACCGTGGTAGAGGCCTTATTCAGCTCACCGGTAAGGATAACTACACCAATGCTGCCAAAGCGCTTGAGGCTGATCTTGTGAACAATCCTGACCTGGTATCAGAGCCTAAGTATGCTGCACTGACTGCAGGATGGTTCTGGAACAAGCGCAACCTTAATGTAGAGGCCGACGCTAAAGATTATACCGGGATGACAAAAAAGATTAACGGTGGAGTTTTAGGTTTAGCAGAGCGCGTCGCTAACATTAACTCTGTTTTAAACGTATTAAAAGAAGCGTAAAATGGCCGGTAAGAGGCTTGATTAAGGATTTGATATGGCAGATATCCCATCATGGGTGCTAACTTACGACAGTTTGACCTCCTCGGTATTGCAATACCTGGAGCGTAGAGATGCTGCTGTAGTCAATGCAATCCCAACATTTATAACTCTAGCAGAATTTGAGATTGCTCAAGAGATCAAGACCTTAGGTCAATTGCAGGTAGTTAATGCCAATATGACTACTGGCAATCCTATCTTGCAGAAGCCTGCCAGGTGGAGAAAGACGGTCTCAATGACTCTTACCACAAGTTCCGGGACTAGTCCTATTTTATTAAGGAAGTTTGAGTATTTGAAGAATTATTGGCCAAATGTTAATACTACCGGCACACCGCTATACTATGCGGATACTGATTGGGATCACTGGTATCTGGCTCCAACTCCAAGCACTACTTTTTCGTTTGCAGTGCTTTATTATGAACGTATCTCTCCATTAAGCTCGACAAACCAAACTAATTGGCTTACACAAAATGCACCGAATGCCATGTTATTTGGCACATTGTTGCAGGCTATGCCGTTCCTGAAAAATGATCAGAGAACGATTTTCCAACAGAAATACACCGAAGCGCTTCAGTCATTGAAAGCAGAAGATGTGACGCGAGTAGGTGATCGTCAGGCCATTGCCGTGGATTCCTAATTATGACTACATACGTAAATCCCTATACCGGACAGACCATCAGCCCATCGCAAGTGGGCTATGAGAACTTAACAATCAGCGCTGACACTACGTTACAGTGGCCGGTAAATGGCAACACTACCAGTGTAGTAGCCAACATTATTGAAGTGACGGCAACGACCACCAATCTTAAATTGATTATGCCGGCTGCTACAGAAGTATCTGTAGGCCAGTCTACCCTAATAATGAATATTGGAACAAATTCATTTACGGTAACAGATAACGGTAGCAATACTATTGTTGTGGTGGCTTCAGGAATTGCTCAATACATATATGTCACCAGCAATTCAACGGTTAATGGAACCTGGGAGGTGGTTCAGTTTGGCGCTGGAACTTCGTCGGCTAATGCAGCTACTTTGGCTGGGTATGGATTGACTGCAATCAATACCACTTTGAATACATCAACGGCAGTAACATCATTTTCTTCTGCTTACACATTTCTTACTGCAGATAGAGCATCAATGTATGTATGGACTGGTGGCGCTGGCACGGCCACATTGTCAGCAGCAACCACAGTTGGTTCCGGATGGTTCATAGTAATTAAAAATAACGGAACAGGCATTTTAAACATTGCCTTGACTGGAGCTAACACTATAGACGGGAATTCAAGCGCACAATTGCAAATTGCTGAGTCATTGGTGGTGGTCTCTAATGGCCTCAATTACTTTAGTTACGCTTATGGACAGTCAGCAACATTCTTTTTCACTCAATTGGTTAAGAATGTTACCGGTGGAACAGTTACACTGACTTCTGCAGAAGCTGCCAGTATCATCCAGGAATACCAGGGTGTTTTAACCTCTAACTGTAACGTAATCTTGCCGCAAACAGTTCAATTGTATTCGCTGCAAAATAATACAACAGGGTCATTCACGCTAACATTTAAAACCAGTGTTGGTGGTGCAACAACAGTCGTATTACCGCAGAATCAAACAATTATTGCTATCTGCGACGGAACAAATGTATACAATGCTCAAACATCTACATCATCATTCATTAATGCGCTAACCATAGGAAATGGTTCAGCAGCAGCTCCATCATTATCATTTACTGGAAGTGCAACTACCGGTTTATATTTGGCTGCAAGTAATCAAATAGGATTTGCAGTTAATGGTGTGAATGGTGCAACGCTTACATCAACAGGTTTATTAGTTCCAGTAGGAATTAATGGCGGGGCATTTTAATGACTGCAAAAGTTGTTGCTCTTCAAATAGGGCCAGGCATTCAAAGGGATGGAACTTTGTTTGCAGCGTCTACTTACGTAGATGGCCAATGGGTTCGATTTCAATACGGGCGCCCAAGAAAGATTGCCGGGTATAACGGCGCTTTTCTGAATGCTTCTGGTGTTAGTCGGGGCATGATAATGAGTGCCGATAATGGTATCAACTATGTTATATCTGGGTATAACAACGGTTTAGAAAGATGGACAACTGACAACGATAATGCCGTAGGATTTGGCCCTACGCCAATTGAGCCGGTAGGTTCAATATCTACAATTTCAATTACCAACCAGGGATCCGCATACACTAACGGAACCTATACCAGCGTGCCAATAGTTACAGCAGTTGGTAGCGGAGCTTTGGCTACCGTAGTGGTATCTAGTAATCTAGTATTTAGCGTGACAATTACTAACGGTGGATCTGATTATGTTCATAATGCCTCAGTCACAATTAGTGCCGCAACTATAGGTGGAACTGGATCTGGATTTGCAGGATATATTGATAATTTGACATCTTACGCTCCGAATAGCAAAACATTATGGCAAATGGACATTGGTTATGATGCATTAGGTAATGGGCAAAACAATTTAATTGCACATCCTGGTGAAAATCTTAACGATATATCCTCCAATACAAATACTCGACCAATTTTCGGGCCTTTTACCGGAACTACAATGACTCCGGTAGGGGTATTTACTGCCGTAGGAACAACTACAAACACATCGACTAGCGTTACCTTTACTACAACAATTGCTGCAATAGGCGCTGGAGTAGCAGTAACTGGCACCGGAATTCAGGCAGGCACAACTGTAGTGTCAGCATCCACCGTAGCAGGCGTTTGGACAGCCGTATTAAGCCTATCAGCCACTGCATCAGGCACGGTAACCCTAACCTTCGATAACAACATATCGGTGTCTGGTGGGATCGTTATGCTATTCCCATACCTATTTGTGTATGGCAGCAATGGCTTGATTCAGAACTGTGCTGCGGGAGATTTCAGTAACTGGACTTCTGCAGACTCAAACAGTAATAACGTATCGTCTACAAAAGTAGTAAAAGGTTTACCGGTTCGCGGTGGAACAACTTCCCCTGCCGGGTTATTCTGGACATTGGATTCAGTTGTTCGGGTAACGTATGCACCGACTACCGTAGGCACTCAAACATTCTACTGGAAGTATGACTTGATCACCCAGCAGTCATCCATTATGTCTAGTCAGTGCGTAATCGAGTATGACGGCATATTCTTTTGGGTAGGAACTGACCGTTTCTTAATGTATGACGGTATTGTCAAAGAAGTTGAGAATAAATATAACAACAATTATTTCTTTGATAATTTAAATTATGCTCAACGGCAAAAAGTATGGGTAAGCAAGGTTCCGCGTTGGGGTGAAATATGGTGGTTTTTCCCAAGCGGAGATTCTACAGAATGCAATGATGCAGTTGTATTCAATGTGCGAGAACGAGTTTGGTATGACGCCGGAATGGCATTAGGCGCCCGTCGGTCTGCAGGGGTATTCTCTGAGGTATTCTTGCGGCCTATATGGGGCGGCACAGAACAGAACACTGCTGGTAAATATACTCTTTGGCAGCATGAAAAGGGTAACAATGAGATCTATACAAACCAGGTAAATGCTATTGATTCGTTCATAGAAACTAATGTAATCGGTTCCACTATAGGATTGGTAGGAACTGTCCAGCAGCCGGGCGATAACGTCTGGACAAGGATTGAAAGAATTGAGCCTGATTTTGTCCAGGTAGGTGATATGGAAATGATAGTTACCGGTAAATCCTACGCAGATGATGTTGATGATCCTTCAGATCCTTACGTATTTGGCCCGGAAACATTAAAAATAGATATGAAAGAGCAGCGTCGAGAGATGCGTTTACGGTTTAGAAGTAATACTCAAAATGGAGATTACTTCATGGGACGCATAATGATCAGCATAGATACTGGTGACGTTCGCGGATCGGGTAACCCATAATGGTAACATACGACCCTAGATATTCTACCTGGGAGCAATGGTGCTCATTAATGGCAGAGCTATTTGCTCCACAGCAGCTTGGCACTGTTCCGGAAGAACAATGGCAGGAATGGGGTGCAGGAATGATAGGCATAGGTTATTTTTCGGAGTCGGGAATTCCAGATCCAAGGTCATATAATAACTGGCAAGACTGGGCATCGGCATTGGTAGGAATACTAACTATAGCGAGACAATAAATGAAACCATCAGAAATTCTTCAACAAGCTGCAGACCAAGAAAACGTAGATCCGGATACTCTAGCTGTAACCATTAATCATTTACTGGAAAAGAAACTTGCAATTGTAATGCAAGAAAATGATACCGTTTTCCTAATAATCAGATTGGGCGATGGAATAGTTGAATTGCATATTTACACATTAGATCCTCCGGACAAATTGACTGATTCTTTGAGTAAATTTATGCAAAAATTAAAATCTTCTGAAATTAAAAAAATTTATGGCGTTGAAAGAACAAATACAGATGTTCTCGATACTTTTCAAGAAGTTGGCTTGCCGATTGAGCAATCAGATCTACCTAAATATAAGTGGAGTGCTACATTATGGGCGGCTGGCTAAAGAAAACACTTTCTAAAGTAGATCCCTCTAGGTCAATTTCAAGGGCATTTGCTAAATTAGATGATGCTGTAAATGATGCTATCCCAGGTGGCTGGGCTATGGTTGCAGCTATTGTTGTAACTGTAGTAAGTGCTGGAACTGTTAATTTGGAAGGGGAGGCAACTGCATTGGGAGGCGCTGCTGCCGCTGCCGAAGCAGGAGCTGCCACCGCAGCTGGTGCAGCAGGCGCTGGAGCCGCAGCTGGTGCAGCAGGCGTTGGAGCCGCTTCCACAGGATTTGTAGCAGGTTTGATTGAGGCGGGTGTTCCTGCTTTTATAGCAGAAGCATTGCCGGCTGCCGGGTATAGTTCATTGATAAGTGGAGCGCAAGCTGCTCTAACTGGTCAAGATCCATTTAAGGCAATGGTTGAAGGTGGCGCTTGGGCATTAG